GAGTTGCTGAATCACCGACTTCTTGAACCGCTCGGTGACATCCATCTCGTTGACCGCGAACTTGCAGGCTTCGATGCGCTCGTCCGCGATGACGCGGTGCATCTCTCCCAGTTCCCCGACATACGCGGCCCACATGACCATGAATGGGTGCGAGGCGGGGAGGGCGAGGCGGGGCTGATCTGCGATGGTGATGAGGTCCGACATGGCGAGGTTCCTTCCTGTTTAGGTCGGGGTCAATCCCGACGACATAAATATACCCTGCGCCGACATAGGTGTCAAGCGACACGGGTAGAAATCGGGAAGATTTCAGATCTGCTCCGAACACCGCGGGCAGAACCAAAAGTGTTCGTCGGAGAACGAGTCGTGCGAGGTGACAGCATCCTCGTTGAGGGCCGCTTCGTGGCAGCAGTCGCACTTGATGGTGTCGAGTGCTTCCAAGATCCCGCACTGCAACTTGTACTGCGCGTCGGTCAACTTGATGCCGTGCAGGTTGCGCGAGGCGTTCTCCATTGCGATGAGCCGCAGGATGTCGCGGCGTTCCTCGACGGAGAAGAAACAGGCGGTGTGATTTGACGGGTTCATTGTAGGTTCCTTCCTGATGTGGCCAGGGTCATTCCCGACATAGGAAATATACCCTACGCTTGAATAGGTGTCAAGCGACACGGGTAGAAATCCCGGGAAGATCGGTGGATTTTCTACAGATCCTCGCCGCGCTCGACCTGACGCTGCGACCAATCATCCTCGTCAAGCACGGGGTAGTCTTCGTACCGCTCCGCGACTTCATCGGCCTTCCGGAGCGCATCGACCGCGTTCTTGTGGATGGCAAGCCACTCGACCCAACCGACGAGGAAATGGTTCTCACGCACTACGACCACGGTTTCGTCGTCGGATTCACCGCCGACCGATTCCAGTTGCGAGAACCAGTTGCTCTCTTCAAGGCTGTCGCTGTCGCGGTGTCTTCCAATCTTCGCCGCGTAATACTCGTGCCACTCCGCTCCGATGTAATGCTGCGGACGGGTCCATAGGGTCAAGTGCTTTGGGGTGTAGGAAGTCATGGCATTCAGAAAAAAAGGCCGGGGTGGGCGCGTGGCCCACCACAGCCATGGTTAGGAAAGAAACCGTGTTAGGCGGTCCACTCGACCACCCAATGTCCCGTGTGACGATACAGACGGACCTGCATCGCTCCCGTGTTCTGCAAGGCCCGCTTGAGTGCGCGGGCGCGGGAGAGCGAGTCGAACGACTTGGAGAGGATCATGCACACTCCTCCGCCGGGGCAGGTGCGCCTACTTCCGACTCGTTGACCCACCGGAAACTCGGTCGGTCGTGCGGACCTCCGAACTCCTTCGATGCTTCGTAGCGATAATACGAGATCGACTGCATCGGGTGGGTAGGGACGCGCCGGAGGAACGCAACCGTCTTGGTCGCATTGACGCACTCCCACGACTCATGATACTCGCCGCCGGAGGTAAAAATCCGCGTGGTCGCGCCACCGAACATCCACCCTTTGTTGTTCCTGATGTCGTCCTGCATGGCCTGTTGCAGCATCTCGTTGCGGATGCTGACCTTGGACTTGCGGACGCTCCGCATGACCCGAATGGATGCCTGTCGCTTCATAGTTCGCTCCTCAGAAAGTCGTCATTTTCGATGCTGCAACACTCGCAGACGACGCTCTCCCACCAGTTGGGATTGCCGTGCGATTCGCGGAAATAGCCTTGTCCGTGACAGATGTTGCATTGCCTGTCCCCGAACCATTCCGGGTAGGTCGCAAACATCCATTGCCGGAAGTCGTAGAACACTTCGGTTTCGGAGTTCTCGTCAATCTCCGGATTGAGGTCGATGCCGTTGACCACCATGAATGTGTCGGCGTTGATGCGCTCCTTCGGCTCAAGGTAGCCCTCGCTTGCGAGGATGTCCTTGACTGCCCGGACGAAGGAGGGATCGTTGTCGTCACAGAACACGGCGGTTGCTGATGTCATGTGCCATCGAAACTCGGTGTCCGGGCATCGCGTGTAGAAGCAGACATAGGAGTAAGGCTTCATGGTTAGTTGCCTTCCTTCTCGTCCTGCCACACCTTGCCGCCGAAGGTGGCGCAGAGCCGCTTGGCCTCGCCCTCCGTGACACCGATGCGGTTCTGCGAGATGTAGGGACCGCGCCAGTTCCAGTTGCGAGGCTCGTTGCCGAGCATCTGATCTGCGATGGCGCGGAAGTGGTGGAGTGCGAGTTCGTTCATGGGTTCCTTCCTGTTTAGGTCGGGGTCAATCCCGACGACATAAGATACCCTACGCTTGAATAGGTGTCAAGCGACACGGGTAGAAATCTTCCGTAGAAAAGAAAAACCCGCCCCCGTGCAGCAACGGGAGCGGGCCGGGGCGAACCCCTAGAGGAGTCACTTGAGGTTGAGCCGTTGCCCGCGCTCGCCAAGCGTAGCACCGGGGACTGTAACACCCTTCTCCAGTTCCTCGCGGATGCCGTCCTTGTCGATGGTAATGCTGACCTTCGGGACGCGGAACGCCTCCGGCAGCGAGGATTCGTCGTTGATGATGACAGGGATCTTGCCGCCGTTGTTCTGCACGGACAACTTGAACCGGGCGGTCTGCACCTTGAGCCGACCCGTTTCCTTCATCGCCGTCATCAGCGCAAGCCGGAGCCGCGATGCAAGGGCTTCGTCGTCCTGAGCGAGTTTGCGCATCCGCTCCGATTCCTCGTTGCGGGCGGCAGCGCGGGTTTCAGCCGTCCGGATCAGCGCGGCGTAGTCATCCGCTTTCGCGTCGAACGCCTCGACAAGCAGGGCGGTGTGTTCCTTGATCGCTTCCGCGGCCTCGCTCGACTCATGCCCGAAGTGATCGAACGCGTCGATCAGCCGCTTCAACTCGTCCGTAATGAGGTACAGGCTCATTCGTGTCCTTTCCGGGCATTCGGCCCGATGTTCTGTTCGCCTTCGGCCATCCGCAAACGGAGCAGATGCGCCTCCATCTTCGCGTCATTTACCTCTGCCTTGAGGCGGGCATTGCAGTCCGCAAGCCGGATAGCCATGTTCTCAATGGCCTTTCCGATAAACTCGTTCTCCTCCCGGCGCGATTCGCGTTCCCTCGCCAACAGGCTGTCGAGCAGACGCATCCGGTCGCAAGCCGCGATGAACTCGGTCAGCGAGGCTTGGTCGATAAGACCGCCTTCGAACAAGGCGTTGCCCGTATTCGTAAGTCGGACGATCAGTTCCGTGGTTGTCGGTTGGTAGTCGTTCATGGGTTCCTCAGAATGGGATCTCGCCCTTGGCAATCAGGTCGCGAAACTTCGGTGGGTCCTTGATCGACTTTGCCTCGTAGAAGCCCGACTCGTTCCACGACCAACTCAGTTCGATGTTGCTCTCCGCCTTGACATCCTGCAGCATCGACTTCGGTGCGCTGATCCACGCGGTCGAATGGACGGCGTGTCCGCACAGGAGGGCGATGACATCTCCGCGGTCAACGATCTTTTCGACGCGAACGATATCGTTGCCGGAGTCCGGCCACTTGCGCGACGAACTCGCCTTCGCTTTTGCTGCGGTCCCGACAGGCTGTGGCGAGAACACATCATCGCGCTTTGCTGCCGGAGCGGGTGCTGCCGCACGGGGCTTTGGCGGTGGTTCTTTCGCCTGACGATCCTCTTCCGCATCGGTGTCGTCTTCGCCCGTCAGCAAGGCCATCGCGGCCATTTGGTATCTCCGGAGGTAGGTCACAGCCGCACCGATGTTCTGTGCCGTGGCCTTCTCTGCGAGGGTCATGCCGACCGTGGACTTGACCCATTCGCCGGAGTTGTGGCAGATCATGGTCGTGATCGAAACGACCTGCCCTTCCGATTGCACTCCCTGCACGATGGCAAGCCCGTGCTTGGCGAACGGCTCCCGGATCGCGTCGATGTGCGATCCGAGCGAGGCGTAGCGGAATCCCCGGAAGTGCGGGTGTTCCTTGTCGAGTGTCGGGTTCTTGACGATCAACTGCGCCTGAGCGAGTGCCGTCACCAGTTTTGCGATGCTCTCAGACTGCTGCATGGTTCCTCCTAGTGGACGCGGACATACCGCATGACGACCGCAAGCAGGTGGTTGTAATCCCCCGCCGTGGCCTCGTCGTAGAACTTGCGGACATCGGCGGCGTTCGCACCGCCCTTCTTGAGCGCGGAACCGACCGCGCCAAGGATCGAAAAGGCGTTGCCGTCCTTCCCGACCAGTTTGACCTTGATGTGTGGATACAGAACGATCTGCTGCTGCATTTGTCCTCCGCCGCTGTGCGGCGGGCAACTATACCCTACTCCGATGCAGGTGTCAAGCCGACCCGTGGATCTTCCACCGCATCGACTGAAATCGCTGCGCCCGGGGCTTCGCCGGACTCGCACCATCTCCGCTCGACATGAAGCCGAACTACTTGCCTGTCGTTTCGATAAGCAATGCCCGCGAGTGCATCGCAAACCGCACGGGCGAGTTTGTCGCAGTCCGCATAGCCGGGGCGCGGCGGTGAACTCTTCCGGACGCTGCCATCTTTGTGGAGATGAGTGACGGGACGCACCCACCGTGCGGAGATGCTGACTTCGACATCACCTTCATGCAGGGGCATTCGCGCAGCCGCCGCAGCCGCCGCTACGACCGCCCTCCACGGCATGACGCGCTTGGAGTCCTCCAACATCATCACTCGCCCCGTGCGAAGCCTGACGAGCCGCTTGCTGCCTTGTGGCGCGGGGATGCCGTGTGCGAAGAACTCAGGCATCCTTGTGCCGTTGGCCCTTGAGTACGCGGCAGATGCAAGCCGCGCTTACGCCGAACCGCAGAGCGATGCTCTTCTGAGTCTCACCGGCCTTATGGGCTTCCCGGATCTCGCGCACCTGCTGATGGGTTAGGTACTGTCGCTTCGGCTTGTTCATCGCGGCCCTCCGTAGACATCGTACCACCTGCGCGGAGCAAGGCTACCTCGCTGTTGAGTCGATCTACCTGATCGCGGAGCCGTGCGATCTCGTCCGCACAGGACATCAGAAGCCGGATAGGGACGGCGAAGTCGGTCCTTCCGATTCCTGCGCGGACGGGATACATCTCGGTTGCCGCGGCAATGATCCCTCGCAAGATCGGGATGGGGTCGTCGTAGTTCATGCGAAGCCCTCCGGCAAGGTTTGGGCGAGTGACCGGGCCGGACACTTGAGCCGCCACACCCGGATCATGCGGGCATGGCTACCGACCCGGACGCTCTGCCGGAACTCCCCGGTCGGTTCAAACTCGTCGCTGCGGAAGATTGCGCCCGCCGCGTTGCCCAACTGATCGTAGGGGATGCCGCGTTCGTCCATCGCCCGTGCGACATCGTCGCTTGTGACCCAATCGGGACCGCTTCGCCCACGGTCGATGCAGATGTCCCGTGCGATCTCCCGGGCGAGTGCAACGACCTTTCGCCGTGCGCCCGCCGCCATTGCGCGGGCGATGCCATCCTCTTTTCGCCTTTGAGCCTCCGCGAGATCAAACAGGCTGATGCCGACGATTTCATTCCGCATGGGCTTGCTCCGTGTTGGGTTCCCGGCGCACCCCGACCTTGCGGGGTGCTTCGATGACGACCTGAGTTCTGGTCTTGTTGCGGGGTTGAAGATGGATGTGGACCGGACCATCGGTGGTGTGCAGTATCAGGTGTTCCTTGTCGGAACGGATCGTGACGACGATGCGGGATTGCTCGTTCATGCTTCCTCCGTGAAGTGATCGCTGCCGAGGAACACCCGAGTGGATGCCTGACGCTTCGGCAACTTTCGGATGATGACCTTGCCTTCCCGCCGCATGGGGATGAGGTAGACGCGGTTGTTAGGGACGGTGTAGACCGTGCCGCGGAGCGCATCCTTCGTAGACGCGAACCATGAGTGGTCGTCGTCCTGCGACCAGTAGATCGGGTTGCCGCGCCGTGCGAGGATCAGCGCGTCCGGGGTAAGGATGGCCGCGGCGAACGGCGCGTAGTGGTCGATGTCCTTGACCGCCGCCACCACGCGGTCGATGATCGGTCCCTTGCCCGATTCAATGTGGCGGGCGACGACTTCGGAGTCGCACTCCGTGACGAGCCGCAGGTTTCGCTCCGCCGCGATGGACAGGTAGTTGCCGATGATCCCGTTGTGGACGAGGTAGGCGGGGTTGCCGCGGTAGGCGAAGCGATGCGGGTGGTTGTTGCGGTTGTCCTCCACCGACCCGTGCGTTGCCCACCGGGTGTGGCCGATGAGTGCGATGCTCTGCCCGCTGACCGTCATGGTTCCGGGGTGGTCGATAATGGACCCGGGACGCTTGACCCCTGCGATCTCGCCATCCTCCATGAGGTAGGCGATGCCGTGGGCGTGGTGTCCGCGCTGCTGTTGCGAGTTGCCGACCGCGTAGAGTTGCGCGAGGTCGGTGAGCGGGCGACCGGAGAAGTGACCGAAGATTCCACACATTGGCAGGTTCCTTCCTGTATTGGGAGATGGAGTGTTCATTCGTCCGAAGTGGACGAAAGGTTGGGGACGGTAATGGGGTTGAGGCCCGCCCGCTGATCGTGGCGGGTTGCAAGTTCGCGGAGCGTGTTCATCGCCCGCCGTGTGGTGTAACGGTCATGGTCGATCTTGCCAAACTTGCGACCGCCATGTGCTTGCCGCCACAGGTAGAAGATGAGGTAGTTCACCGCAGATTGTCCGCGTGTTTCGGGCTGACCTCCTTCGGGGACATGGAGGAGGGTGCGCTCCGAAACTTCCCAAGCGGGATTGATGCCGTTCAAGGCCATTTCGACGAGGCTGACGCAGATCCGGACCCACGCGTTGATCTTGTCCGCGTTCAAAGTTCCGGAGAAAGCGCGGAACTCGACGGTCGGTTGACGACCCTGAAGGTAGTTCGTGACATTGAGCAGGTGGTAACGGTTGGAGAAGAGATCGGTCTGATTGTCAAACATCAGGTTGCGCTTTTCAGTCGAGTTGGCGACTGACAGGCCGTTCCACCGGATGCCTTTCGCCTTCTTGATCGACCTGCACCATCCGCCGTTTGCGCGGGACGGAGTTCCGGTCGAGCAGTAGATGCCTTCCTCTACGCGGCTGACGAGCCGATACAGACGGCGCAAGGCTTCGATGCTGTCCGTGGGGAAGTGGACATGGACATGGAGGCCGCAGGACTGATTGACGCGACCTCCCCAAGCCTTGATCTGATCGACCGTAGCCTTGATGTTGTCGAATCCCTCGCCGCCTTTGAGGACCGGGGAGACAAACTCGACCGCGGTGCGATTCTCGAAATGGACCGATCCGTCATGGTCCGCCCGCCAGTTGCGTCCGCCGGGAGCCGGAAGTTCCGCGACCGGGAAGCCGCACCCGTGACCGCCGATGCGGAGGTTCGGACAGAGGCGGTGGTCGATGCCGCATTCGATCTCGACACCGTAGGTGAGGTCGTTTGCGGAGTAGGTCGTGGTAGCGGTCGTCGCGGGCATAGTCAGGTTCCTTCCTGTTTAGGTCGGGGTCAATCCCGACGACATAAGATACCCTGCGCCTGAGTAGGTGTCAAGCGACACGGGTACTTTCCATGCAAGTTCGGATGTTTATTCTCCGATTCTTTTGATCCACTCGGGCGGCTCGGTGTCGTTGCCCTGCGCGTCCGGCCATCCGACGATTGCGACCGTTCCGCAGACGGCATCCCACGCCGCGATGCCCGCGTAGGAATGCGCGAGATAAGTAGCGGTCATGTTGTGCGACAATTTCAGACGCTTGCCGTCCTCGTTGCAGTACATCACCGCGTCACCCTGACCGTTCCGCAGGTAGATCGCTTCGATGTACCCGCCGACCGTATCGGAGAGTGCCGGATACCCGGTGTGTTCCCTGCGCTCGACGCGCCCATTGGGGTCGATTGTCACGATCTGCATTCGCGCTCCTCCCGTTCCTTTGCGGCCTTGAAGATCTCCCCGACGACTCCATGCGTCAGGATGTAGAACTTGCCCGTTTCGATCTCGCGCAGCGTCACGCAGATCTTGTCGTCGTCGCCGCCGCCGTGGTCAACGAGCATGGCTTCCAGTTGGAAGTGCCAGTTCTTGACGCTGACTACCCCGGCATCGTTCGCCCGGGCAGTCGTTTTCTTTTTCTGATTGCTGTGTTCGATGGTGCAGTAGATCTTGCTCATTCGTAGTGCCTCGGCCCAAGTCGGGCGGCTTCCGGGAGCGCGTTGGTGATGAGGACGAAGTACTTGGTTGCCCCGCCGACTTCCGGCAGGTCGCACGGCTCAATGCCGCGGGCCTCGGCCCACTCGCAGGACTCAAGGCAGGAGAGGTTGAAGTCCCGTTCCTCCTCCTCGCTCATTCCCTTGGCGAGTCGTTCGATGCCGTCCAAGGCTCGGTTTGCGGCTTCCTCTGTCGGGAACTCCGCCCATTGCTCAAGGAAGGTGTCGCATCCCCACCATCCGCCTTCCTCCGGTCCCCCGTAGTACTGCTCGGTCCTCATCAGGCAGACATACCACGGCTCCGGCTTGCGGATGCTTCCCCGCAACGCGATCTGAAATGCTTCTGCGATGTCCATTGGGTTCCTCTCTGCCGGGGTTATTCCCGACACGGCAAAGATACCCTACTCCGCCGAAGGTGTCAAGCGGGCGGAGTAGAATTGGACTTGTAAGATTTGCTTACAGGTTCCTTGTAGCAGTCCCATCCGCAGATTTCTGCGATCTCCTCGGCGGTGCGACACTCGACATTCTCCCTGCCGACCCTCCGGTACACGCCGCCAACGGAAGCGCACATCTCGCAGAACTTCCGCCTGACGGCATCGCGCTCTTCGCGCATCTCCGTCAGATCTCGTTCCGCATTCCGGATCGACCACCGGATTCCTTCGATCAACTCCTGCAACGCGACCGCCTCGGCGCAGAACTGCGTGGTTCGTTGATCCCGCGCACATCCGCCTTGCCGGAGGCGTTCGATTTCGTCCGCAGCGGCATTCAGATCTTCGGAGGTAACGAATCCTCCCGCGTTGCGGAGTCGCCACGGCAAGTCGTGGATCATCGCCGCACCCCGCTGTTCTTCGCGATGGTGCGTAGGTCGATGGTGCAGGAAACGATGCAGAAGCCGACGACGATCTGCCAAACGATCTCAAGACATTCCATGATGTTCTCCTTGTGCCGCAAACATACACCTACGCGGATGCAGGTGTCAATCGGGAAGGGTAGGAAATCAACGGAAACTTGGGCTTCGGACAAAGAACCGACCCCGGGGGCTTGACTGCCCTCTCAGGGTCGGTAAACTCTCTCTCGGTCGCCGCCTCGACAGGCTCAAAGTCCGGCGACGACCACATCGAAGCGTGAGCAGCATACCACGCACCCCGGGGAAGACCACGCCGTCAGTCGGCAACCGCTGCACCCTCGCCGGAGGGTCCGTATCCGGGCAAGAATGGGCGCGGCCACAGGCCGCTCAGACGCAGGGTTTGACCCTACCCTGCGCACCGAAAGGTTGCTCTCGCATCGCAGAAGCAGGTGGCCCGCCGAAATGGTGAAAGCGATGCCTTGGTGATACCTCGTCCGGCTCCGGCGGGCTGATTTTCCCATGTCTCGCCCCGCGAAAGCGGGGTCATGGCGTGTCCTGTCGCCCTCCAACGGGCTGATGGGTGCTTGACCCGAACCCTATCTCAGGGTATCCTAACGGCATGAAACCCGTCAGAATCGAATGCCCGGGAGATTGGAAACGAGCAATGCACCGACACCTCGACTCCAACGGAGTCAGCCGTTACGCTTTCGTGCGCAAAGTCAGAGATAAGGACATCTGCACGACCCACACCGCGGAATGTCTCCTAGCCGACGATGGGACCGCGACCGGAAGCCGCGTACCGTCCTTCTCCACGGCAATCAACATGGCAAGACTCGCCGGATTCGACATGGTCATGATCCCGCGAAAGGCTCCATAACTCGCCACCCCGAAAGGTCTTCCCGTGGAAAACGGCACGACTCAACATCTTCAAAGGTGGCTTCTGTGTGCGACCGTACAGGACCGCATCTCAAGCATGATGACCTGTGCAGCGACGATCCGTGAGCATCTGCCGTCTTGGAATGTCGTCGTTGCGACTCAGGAATACACCTCGGTCGAGGATCAGCGGCTCCGCAAAGCCCTTCCCGATGCCATGATCGTCAGCATGACCCGCCGGGTGGGGATGCACAGCGCGAAGATGGCCGCACTCCGTCATGTCCGCAGGGTGTGTGGCTCCGACCCGTATGTCGTCTGCTCCATCGACGACGACATGGAGTTCCTGCCGCAGACCAACCTTGAGCCGTGCGTTGCCAAGTCGCTTGACCCAATGACCGGATTCGTGACGGCGAACTGGGTGGCGCACCCCAACCATCTCGCCAAGAGGAAGATCCGCCATGCGTTCGTGAAACAGCCGATTGTCTACACCGCCGGAGGCATGGTGTTCGACCGCAAGGTGGCGGACATCATCTCCGCATTGCCCGATGCAAGGTACTACTCGGACAACAGCAAGTGGTCGATTGCCGCGTACACCGCGGGACTCAGCAACTACCGCTACCTCGGGAGCCTCGCCATTCACCGGATCTGTCAGAAGGGTGGGCGCAGGGCGTGGGTTATTGACAGCGATGTCGTCCCCCCCGACCCTGAGATGATCTCCGTGCGAGAAGGCCGACCCATCGCCGGGAAGACCGAATACCTGATCGGGCGTTCGGAGGATCTGACCGACCACGCCCACAACCTGCACAAGATGAACGCGGCCCTCCGCCGTCAAGGAACAGCATGAACATCGAAACCGTTGCCACTTCCGCCCTGATCCCCGACCCGAACAACGCCCGCGTCCATGACGAAGCGAACATCGAAGCCCTCAAGAACTCCCTGACGACCTTCGGGCAGCAGAAGCCCATCGTCATCGACCGTGACAACATGGTCGTGGCGGGGAACGGGTTCCTGACCGCCGCGAAGCAACTCGGGTGGGAGAAGATCGCCGTTGTCCGCACCAACCTGACGGGTGACAAGGCCCGCGCATTCGCCATCGCGGACAACCGCACCGCCGAACTGTCCGATTGGGATACCGCCGCCCTCGCCACGATCCTCAACAGCCTCCCGGACGGCTACCTCGTTTCGACGGGTTGGGATCAGGCCGACCTCGACGCGATGCTCGGGGAAGCCTTGGAGTCCTACTCCCCGGTCCTGAACCCGGAGTTCGGGTCGAACCGCGTCGATGAGAGCCGTCTTGAGAAGGCCGAAAAGGTGTTCGATGTCGCGCAGAAGCCCGTCGAGGAAGTCGTCGTTGTTTGCCCGCATTGCGGGGAGGATTTCAAAGTTGACTCCATTTCTTGATAGGCGCGTTTTCGATCACGCCGTCCGAGTCGCTGAGAAGATGCGGAACGCAGAGTATCGGTTCGCGTCCACGGCTCCCACGAACCCGCATTACTACACACTCCTCTCGACATGGGACAAGGAAGAGGAGTTTTGGGAATGCGATGATTTCATGCGGGACAACGGATATCCGACCCTTTGGCACGGCCACAAATACATCTACTTCGACATCGACGGGTGGCATTACTGGAATCTTCCAAAGCCCGACCGTCAGAGAATCAAACTCATCAACAGGTGCAAGAAGCCGTACCCGAAGCGTGTGCCGTTCTCAGCCCCCAACCCGGAATTGCAGGAACGCATCGCCCAACGGCTTTGTGACATGAAGTTGGGACGGGTTCTTGAGATCGGGTTCCCCGAATCGGGAACAGTCCTGACTGCCGTGGACATCCACCCCGACGATTACATTGGGATTGACACCGATTCCATCGCCGTGTCCCAAGCCGAATACGATCATCCGCAGCATCTTTTTGTCCGGACCTGCCTGTCGGATCATTACCGCCGCTACGACACAATCCTCGCCCTTTGGGGTTCCGCATCGCGCATCCCCGGCCACGCGCTCGACCGCATCCCTTTGATGCTGAATCCGGGCGGTCAAGCGATCCTCATGTTCGATGAAGACCCGGGACTTCAGTTTGGGGAGAAAGACACGCCGTTCCACGGGTTCGTCGTGAGAAAAATCATCAATGCAGATCTACACCAAGAAGACCGTCCTTGAAGCCGCGCTCGACCGCGTTCGATACCTCTTCGATGAGTTTCCGAATGTCGTCGTGCAGTTTTCGGGAGGCAAAGATTCCACCGCCATCCTCAACATCGCGCTGAAGGTTGCCGAAGAGAAAAACCGCCTTCCGCTCCGGGTGATGTTTATAGATCAGGAGTTGGAGTGGCAAACGGTCGTGGATCACATCAGGGAAGTGATGTCGGACCCTCGGATCGACCCGTGGTGGCTTCAAATCCCCTTCCTTATCGAAAACGCGACTTCGACCCGGGAGAACTTCCTTCTAACTTGGGACCCTGACCGTAAGAATGTTTGGGTGCGTCCCCAAGAACCCAACTCCGTCAAGGTCAACAAGTTCGGAGCAAAGTACTGGAACGACCTGTTCCCGAAAATCCCGGCTGTCGAATACCCGGGGCAGAAGATGTGTTTCCTCGGGGGAGTTCGATGCGAGGAATCCCCGACCCGTCGAGTCTGCTTGACCCACGCGGCCACCTACAAGCACATCACTTTCGGCCGGAAACTCGACTCAGCCGGACTGCATTTCACCTTCTACCCGCTTTACGATTGGTCGCTCACGGATGTGTGGAAGTTCATTCACGACAACAAGATACCGTACTGCGGGCTGTACGACGAGATGTTCAAGCAAGGTGTTGCGCTGAACAAAATGCGCGTCAGCAACTTGAATCACGAAACCGCCGTCCACGCGTTGTTTTTCCTGCAGGAAGTCGAGCCGACAACTTGGAACCTGATCACCCGACGACTCAACGGCATTGCAATGGCGGGGCAAATGAAGAAGGAAGCCTTCAACGCCCCGAAAGAACTGCCGTGGATGTTCTCTTCGTGGAGGGAATACCGCGATTACCTACTCGACAAGTTGATTGACAAATCCGATGCGGAACGGGTCGAGAAGTTCCGCCAAAAGTTCGCTCGGATGGACCGGATGTACGCGAAATACCCAAACCAAGATCAGATGGTGAAAGTGCATATTGCAGCCATTCTTTGCAACGATTGGCTGATGAACAAGATCACCGCTTGGGAGAACAAAAAAGAACGCTGCCTGTTCCGCAAGTCCCAAAGGTTGGAGAACCAAGACAAATGACCGACGACCTAAAGACCACTCTGTCCAATGCAGTTCTGCACTCGGACAACCCGGTCCAAACCCTCTACGAAATCCGCGAGTTCCTGCATTCCATCTCGCCCCTCCGCGAACAGCCGATTGACTTCGTGCGATGGGTTCCCGTCGAGAAGGTCACGCCAAACGACTACAACCCTAACTCCGTGGCGCAGCAGGAGATGGGACTCCTATACACCTCCATCATGCACGATGGATACACGCAGCCCGTGGTCACGGTCTACAACCCCGACCGCGACCTGTACGAGATCGTGGACGGTTTCCACCGCTACTACACCTGCAAGACCCAAGCCGATGTTCGGGAGCGAAACCTCGGTTTCCTCCCAATCGTCGTCCTCAACAAAGACATCAACGACCGAATGGCTTCGACCGTCCGCCACAACCGCGCCCGGGGAAAGCACTCGGTCGCAGGAATGTCCAACCTCGTCTTTCAAATGCTCCACAACGGGTGGGGGGATGCCGACATCTGCAACGAACTCGGGATGGAGCCGGAGGAACTGCTCCGACTCAAGCACATCACCGGGTTCTCCAAACTCTTTGAGGAGGCTCAGTACCGAAAGGCATGGGAGAGCCGCGAGCAGATTCGACTCCGCAAGGCGCATGGTGTAGCATGAGCAAGGCAGGCAAGAAGGCGACCCGCCCGAAGCAGGATCAGCCCGACAGCCCCGGGGTAGGGGTAGATGCGCCCAAAAAGACCCCGACCTCCTCAAAGAAGGCCACGGACGCGACCATCGCGCCCGCCACAGCCCTCCCCGCCGTCACGCCGCCCTCGGCCCCTCCGAAAGCAGCGACAGGCGTAGGCGAGACTCTTGCCGCCGACCTTGCCGACCCACACCGGAAGCGGTCAACCTACGCGCTTCTCCAACGCGCCATCGACATCGCCACCGATGTCCCCTATGACGCAATGCGGATCGCTTGCATGACCGCCGTCCGGGATCTGCAATCCCCCGACGACCGCATCCGATCCCGCGCCCGCGAGTTCCTGTTCAAGGTGCAGGAGCATGGAATCGGAGCCGCCGTGGGACTCGACCGGATAACCCGACTTGACGAAGGAACCGCCACGGAGAATGTCGCCGTGGCTTCCATCACGCCCGAAGCCATCGCCGCGGTGGTCACGACCCTCCGGCAGACGGGAGGGGTGCTGCACCGTGGTTGACGGGTTGGAAGATAAACCTCCACTTCTGAGCGTTTCGGAGGCTATCGAAGAAGCCCGCCGGAATCCCCTCGCTTTCATCTCTTTGGTAATGCAGCGGCCAATCGGGCCGATCCATGCCCTGCTCGTTTCCTACCTCCTAGACGAGCGGGACTGCTACTGCGAACTTCCCCGCGGACATGGCAAGACGACGACCGGGGCATTGACAGCCGCATGGCTCCTCGGTCATTACCCGCAACTCCGCATCAAAATCCTCGGCTCGACCGATGGCGAGGCTTCCAAGACCGCCGGGATGATCCGCGAGATCATCGAATCCGACCGCTACCGCGCCATCTTCCCCCACACCCGCATCCGCCCGCTTGACACCTCCAAGGCCAAGTGGCGGCTTGTCGGCGCAAGAGAGGGTGCGCGTGACGCGACCGTCGAGGCGATGGGAGTCATGGGCCGCGCAGGTGGTCGATTCGACCTCCTGTGGACCGACGACATCTCCGACCTGCGAAACGCCGTTCTGATCCCCGCGGAGCGTGACAAGGTCAAGGAAGCCTACAACTCCAACTGGATGCCCATGCGGGACATCGCATCGGGCGGGCCGTTCGTCCCCCGGGTGTGGAACACCGCGACCCCGTACCACACCGACGACATAACGGGCGACCTCCGCCGAATCCACAGGGATTCCGGCACGATCCTCCGATTGCCATGCCGTGTCGAGGGTGGGCAGAAAGTCAGCCCGTGGCCGGAGATCTTCGACCACAGCCAGTTGCAGGCTCAGTACGACCGCATGGGCGCGATGGCGTATGCCCGCGCCTATGAACTCGTCCCCCTGTCAAGCGACCTGCTGATCTTCCGACCGGAGTGGTTCGGGTATTACCGACCCGATGCGTTGCCAAAGATCACGCGGACGGTTGCCGCGATTGATTGGGGTTACGGGCGAGCGGAACAGAGCCGCGCCTCGCCCGACTACAGCGTGTGCATCGTCGGAGAGATCGACCATGACCGTAACCTGTACCTGACCGATGTCCTCCGCGTCCGCGAGGCGTTCCCGACCTTCGCACGGATGGTGGGGAGTCTCCTCGACCGCCGCGGCGTTTCGGTGGTCATGGCGGAAGCGAATGGACCGCAACGCGGCATCTTCGACCAGTTCACCACGATGACCAACTTCCCGACCGTTGCGGTCGAGCGCAATCACGACAAGCACTTGAGAGCCGCCGGATCACAGCCGTTCGTGCAATCCGGCAAACTCCGGTTCCCGACCGACGAAAGTGGAAAGGTGTTGCCATCGTTCCAACCCGTCATTGATGAGATGACCGCCTTCCCCGCCGCCGCGCACGACGACACCGTCGATGTGGTCGTTGACTTGTGCGCCGAGGCCACCCGCGGTTCGCTGTCAATGAGCGACCTCGCAGCGACCCGTTTCGCCAAGCCCGACCCCGCAGCGTTCTTCAAGCAGACCCGGGCGAAGCGTCCGCTGTTTGGGTGATACGATGCGCTCATGGCCGACATCGACTTCCGACCGACTCAGCAGATGGCGGACAACGCCGCCCGCGGACTTGAACTGCGGAAGAAACATGGTCGCGGTGGCACGGCGGTAGGTGTGGCCCGCGCCCGCGACATCAGCAACCGCAAGAATCTGTCGGCTTCGACGGTCAAGCGGATGCACTCATTCTTCTCCCGCCATGAGGGCAATCAGGCAGGAGGAGAGGACGATGCCGGATACATCGCGTGGCTTCTGTGGGGCGGTGACGCGGGCAAGTCGTGGTCAAAGCGAAAGGTCGATCAGGTCGACGGAAAGAGCGAAAACTCTATGAACAACTCGACGCAAGAAATCATTGATCGTTACAACGAACTCAAGTCGCAGCCGAAGGCGAGGGTCTTTGACTTATGGAAGTCGAAGATTCAGCGCGGTCGAGTCTCAATCGGAGTACAGAAGATCAGCGATTGGGACAAGGGATCGCTTATCTCGGACATCATTCGCGCTGAGTTTGGAGACAGAGCGGTAGACGCGGCGTTCGGATTTTCCCGTCCCGGCACGAAGGCGATCAACGCCAATGTCGATTTCAAGCCGTCCCATGAGGAGATGTACGAGTACACCACCGGGAACAAGCCCCGTGGCCGTGGATCGTGGATCTTCGTCGCCCCCGATGGTTCGCTCGTTTACGCTCCGCACGGGCTGACCTACTCCCAAGCGAAGGCGTGGTTGAAGAAGAACGCGACGATTAGCGGGCAGTACAAGGTCGCCACTCAGCGACCGGGAACTGCGGCGAAGTTCTCCCGTCCCGCCCGCTTCTCTCGGTGGGAGGATAGGAAGCAAAGCGGTTGGGGCGATCTTTCAAGGTCGTACCACGCCACGATCAACGGCACGGATTGGGAGATTGTGGTGGACGCATCTACTGGGAAGGGAACGCTTATGCGAGCGACCGCAAGCGGCCCCAAGGTTGTTCGGGAAGGAACTGTCGATGAGTTGAAGCGATACGCGGAAACGGCGAAGGCATCCCGCCCCGGCGCGAAGGCGAAGTTTGGATTTGGCGACGGTTTCGTGGTCGAGGGCTATGTCGGCAACACAATCAGGGGGAGACAACCCGCTCGCACAATGGAAGGAGCAGAGCATTACGCAACGGTGATGCTTGCAAGCATTAAGAGTGGCAAAACAAACGGACAGCCCGTCAAGGTTGAGATTCAAAAAGTCAAGGCGTACGAGCCACAGGGAGTCATCAAAACTCTTCACGCCCGCACGGGCGCGAAGGCGGAGTTTGATCGTCGTGTTGAACTTGACAAATGGACAAGTCCAAAGGGGACGCGATACACCGCAGGATTTCATGTGGAAGGCGGCGGAACCTCGTTTGCGCCGTTTGTCTCGGCTACCTACTTAGACGGCAGCGAGCAACTGATGAGCGGGAACTCGCCATCCTTTAGGACGGAAAATGGCGCACGGAAATGGCTCGCCAAGTTCATGGAACGAATGTATTCCCGTACTGGGACTTTCTTGCGCCCCGGCACGAAAGCGAAGTTCGGGTCCGACCGACTCGCCAAGAGTCTGTACGACACGATGCACCGCTTCTTCCATCACGATGAACGCGGACGCGCCCTGCTCAAGAAGTACGGAGAACGCGCCGTGGACAACGCGATCACCGCGGTTGCAAACGATTACGCCGCCCGGAGCGAGGAGGGTCATGGCATCGGGTCGAGCGACATCAACGCGATGATCCGCGCTGCGATCCGCGACATGGGTGGCGATGGGAAGTTCTCCCGCCCCGGCGCGAAGAAGCGAAACGACCTGACGGAAGCCTGTTGGGAAGGCTACGAGGCCGTAGGGACCAAGAAGAAGGACGGCAAGACCGTCCCCAACTGCGTTCCGAAGAAGGCGAAGCCATGAACGGATTTCTCCAAGTCAGCGAACAGGTTTGGATCCCCATCCACAGAATTGTTCGCGTATCCCGATTCTGTGGCATCGTCACCGTCACCACCGACTATGGTGTAGAAGAGTTCGACGGCGAAGACGGCGAACGCATCGTCAAGCAACTCAACGCGATCCTGTGAGGACTGAATGGCCGACCCCGCGAACAACCCGATGGCGAATGGGCTTCCTCCGGACGAACGCCCGCGTGAGCCGCTGCCCGCGCCAATCGAACGCGGACTGAGATTCCCACTCGCAACCTCGGTCGAGGTGCAGCGGTCCTTCTTCACGACCGCCGACAAACTCCTCCGCAACAGCAGCCTCGCCTACAGGCTGAACCCGCAGTATCAGCAGATGATGCGGGCGGATGCAGACATCGAAGGTGTACTGCGGTCCATGCAGGTTACGCTTGCGAGTCTTGAGTGGTCCGTGATCTGCACCGACGATAAGAACGAGAAGGGCGCGGCGATGGCCCGCCGGATCTCGCAGATCTTCTCGGAGATGCCGCGGCGTTCGGACTTCGTCCGGGCGATGCACGAAGCCGTGTGGTACGGCAACGCGGCCTGCAACCTCGTTTACGAGAAGGACACCCGACTTTTGGTCCGCGTCAAGGAGTGGTATCCATTCCATCCCGACACCCTCGCCTACGACCAACGCGGCAACCTCGCCATGCGTGTCGGTGCGGATTACTCAGCGCACGGCCCTTCGTCGCAGAACATCGGATTCGATGCCCGCGTTCACATCTTCAACGAGCAGGAACGCAAGGCTGTCGTCCTCCACCGCGTCTTCATCAACGCGCCCGACTTCAACGATCCCAACTCGTCGGAGTCGATCTACCGCGGCGTGGGAGCGCGGGATGTCTGTTGGTTCATGTGGCTTGCCAAGCAGGAGATCCTGCAGGATGCCATCAGTTACGCGGAACGCTATGCAATGGGCATCCGCGTAGGTCGCTACCCGCTCGGGCAGGATCAGGGCCGGGAGATGATGGAGCAGGTGCTTGCCAACCTGACCAACGACAACAGCGTCCTCCTCCCGATGTCGGGAATGGACAAACTCTACGATGTTGAGATTCTTGAGCCGAACGCGGGCCGCGCCACGGTTTTCCTCGACCTCGTCAACTGGTTTAGCGGGAAGATCAAGGAGAGCATCGTCGGGCAGAATCTGTCCTCCGAATCCGCCGCCACGGGACTCGGATCGGGCTTGGCGAACCTCCATGCCGACACCCTCTCCCGGATCATCCGCTACCACGCCGATGCCCTTGCCGACTCTATGACTCAGGACTTCGTCCGGGTCATTGCGATGATGCTCGGTGCTTCGATGGAGGAAGCCGCTTGCCTCCGCTTTGAGTTCGCGCCCGAAAGGCCCGACCCGAAGGAGAGGCTTGAGGCAATCAAGTCGTTCGTGGAACTCGGAGGCAAGGTCAGCGAACGCGAGGTCCGCGATCTGCTTGGCCTTTCGGAACCGGACGCGGACGAACCAACCCTCGGTGGAGCCATGTCTGCCGCCTCCGCAGGCACGGCCTCGCCGCAGGATGCTATCTCCGGATGGCTGTCGCAATCACCTCCCCCGCCGGAGGGCGAGAAGCCGAATCCGGGCGCACCCGCTGAGTTCGCCCGCCGATCATGGTGGTAACTCCCCCGCTCAAAGTACGAGACTCGGGATTCTCCGCCCTCCTTGAGGATGGGCAGGATGCCTACCGCCGCGCTATCGCCGCGCAAGTGCAGGGCATCGACGCGACCGATCAATGGTCCCGTTGGCAGACCGACACCGCGGCCCTGCTGCTGATCTCTTGGGCCTCCGGAGCATTGAACAGCCTCCAAGCCGCGGGCGTTCCCCTTCCCCCGGGTGCGGTCCCCCTGACGACCTTTGCCCGCGAAGAGCCGTCCCTGCGGTACACGCCTCCCGACCGCGTGGCGATTGACAGCGTCACGATGCGCTTCGCAGGTGGCCCCGCCCGCGAAGTCGTCGCCCGTTTTATCCGACTGATGCCAATGACCCGGCAGAAGTGGGAGGAGTTGATCGACGCGGCGTTCAAGGCCGCGCAGACTCTCCGCGACACCGAAGCGGCAAACGGACTCGCGGAGATCATGGCCCGTAGTCCGGATCTTGCCGACCTGATCCGTGGCAAGACTACCGCCAAGGTCGAGGAGCCGCCGCCGGATGCACCCGCCTCGGTTCGTCGGTCGCGTACCCCTGCCGTGCAAGCAGTCACGCAGGGTTCGTTCTTCGTCACCGGGATGACTCAGGAACAGGTCGAGCAGACCAAGGACATCCTCGCCCAAGCGATCCGCGGCGATACAACCGTGTCGGTAGCGGGCAAGAAGGTCGAGGAGATGGGCATTGGCGACTTCGTCGCGCACACCGTGTTGCAGACGGGAACCGACTTGACCGCCGCCCGTCTTGAAACGGTCTACAGGACAAACATCAACCGGGCGCAATCGCAAGGTCGCCTTGACATCTGCCGCGACGACTATGTCAAGAAGTTCGTCCCCTTGATGCGCTTCCGTTCGACCAAGGACACCCGGACCCGCGACACCCACCGCAAGATGGATGGCTACATCGCTACCGTCGATCAGATCGACCGCATGGGAATCCCGACTCCGCTCGGGTTCAACTGTCGATGCTCTTGGACTCCCGTTCCGATCTCGACCGCCGTGTCTCAGGGTCTGTGCGATGAAGACGGTCAGCCGGACTTTGAAGCGATCAAGCGTCACAACGGCGACAAGCAAACTTTGATTGACAAAGGGCTTGTGCCGGATACTGGCTTCCTGTCCGGCTGATAGTATTCCTGCATGGCTGACGCAAACATCATGGTCCCGAGCAGGCCCGTGCAGATCATCACTACGGGAACGACCGCAATCCCGAGTGCGTTTTCTGCAACCGTGCCTACGACTACTGTTCCCGCGAATACCACTACAGACTCATCGGTAGTAATCACTCCTCCCGGTCCTGCCAACGGCATCGTCTTTATGCCGTTTACGACCAACAGCGCACACACGGGATCACAAGTGCGAGTCATCGGGTGGCAGGCGTTCACGCAGACGGTGACTAAGGACGCGGTTTGGTATATGCCGCAGGTGCTTGCGACCTTTACGCTGACGACTACGACCGCGGTAACGAAGCCGAGTTACACGATTCAAAATGAAACGGTCGTCCCATACGCAGTTGCGACCCTTACGGCATCGTTGCTGACCAATGTGACTCCGAGCATTTACGGCACAGCCGCCGCGGGAACAGAACAACTGTGGCTCGGCGTAGACACAACGGGATGCAGTTTCATCTCATTGCAGTTCATAGCGAACGCGAACAGCGAGATGGGCGCATTCCTGAGGTGGGTGTGATGCTCATAGGAACTCCCTCGCACAACATCACCGACATGGGCGACAAGGTTGTCATTCACGACCTTGAGGTGTTCTGCGCGTACGACCCGAACATCGACGGAGATCACGATGATGAACTCCGGCAGTTCGACAACAAGCGCGTCAGGTCCATTGTGCGCTCGACTCGTCAGTACATGGACAAGGGCAGTTATCCCCGGCTCGTCGTGATGCACGAACGAAATGGAGATGAGCCGAAGTCCTCTGTCGGTCGATTCACGGACATCGCCTACGAGGAGCGGGGTGGCATTGGTTACATCGTCGGTGACTGCGAAGTCGAGCGCAGCGTGTTCGAACGCTTGCTCGCTACGAACGCGTTTCCCCGACGAAGCGCGGAGATTTGGCAGGAGCAGAACCATCTCTCCGAGGTGGCCCTGCTTGGCCGCGAGACTCCGCGCCGTCCGCTTCCGGACACCCACTTCACCCGAAAGGGTGAGCGCGTCACATTCAGCAGACCTCTCCGCTTCGACATGGGAACGGTCGGTGGCGGTCTTAGCACCTATGTTCCCGACACGAAGGAAACCAACATGGCAGACTCAGACCTCCGCAAGGAGATGTCGGCTCTCAAGGCGGCGATGGACGACATCTCCGCGAAGTTCAAGAAGCACTTCGGTGAGGACGAGAAGGATGGCGACAAGGAGGAGATGGCCTCCGACGATATGCTCAGTCAGCAGTTCGCGGAGGAGGAAGGCGAGGGCGATGGAGTTCACATCGACATCGACTCGCATGGCGGTGAGGACGATGAGGACGATGAGGAGGAGATGTTCCCGGCCTCGCGTTACAGCCGCACCCGCTTCGACCACATCGCCATGAAGCGTGAGAACGCTCGCATGGCGCGTGAACTTGCGTCGATGAGGTCCGAACTTTCGCAGGAGAAGTTCTCCCGCGAACTCGACGCGATGGAGGCCGAAGGCTACCGCATCCCCGCGGAACGCCGTCCTCGCCTGATCTCCGAACTCGTCGTAAGCCGCGACCCGTCCGAACTGCTCGACACTTGGCGCGATCTTTTCAGCCGCGACCCTGTCGGCATCCGCATCGACATGAACCGTGCGTCCCTCCCCAAGAGCGACATCGACCCCAAGCAGATCTCCGACATGGTCCGCGAGTTCGCGGGCAAGCCGGAAGAGTTCACCAAGGCCATCAACTCCCGCATCAAGCGGTAAACGAAAGAGGCAAACACCATGGCAGATATGGGATTCACTCCGAACCTCATCGCAAGCGGCGACATCCGCCCGTTCCGATTCGTCGTCATCTCCGGCGCATTCCAAGGCGCACAGTCGGCAGTCGCCACGGACATTCCCGTTGGCGTGACCGATGGCTCCGTCTACCAGTACGATCAGACGCTTCACGCCAATTCCGGAAAAATGATCACCCTGCAGCCGTCGAACACGGTGCAGATCGAAGTCGGCACAGGTGGCGTTTCCGCGGGCGATTACCTGATGTCGGACGCGACCGCAGGAGTTGCGAACACCGGACGAGCAGTTACCCTCGCTACCGCAAACAACTACGCAACTTACATCGCTCTTGAGGCGGGATCAGCGGGCGAAATCATCCGCGCTTTCCGCACCGGGACCAAGAAGTTCTAATCACCCCCCTCGACTCTGAAAGAAAGGCAGGAATTACATGGCATTTACTGTTGCGGGTGGTGGTCTTTCGACCTACATCCCCTCGACCAACGATCTCGCTACGGGTGCGCTGCAGGTGGAGTTCACCCGCAGCGTCAACTCGTTCGCCCTCTCGCGTTACGCGCAGTTGGTTCCCGTCACCAAGATGACCGGGTTCTATCTGCGGCAGGACAACGCAGACAATGTCCGCGTGACCGACGAACGAGAGTTCGCGTGGCCGCTCGGTAACGACCGTCCCACGGGCAAGCAAAACGCGTTCGACTTCCTTCAGTACACGACTCTGCGGTACGGCTTCCCGTTCTACATCCCGCAGGAAACCACGCAGCAGGCCGCGTGGGATGTCGTCGCGCAGCACGCCCGTTCCAAGGCGCAGTTGGCGATGACTCGCCGCAGCATGGCTGTGGCGACCACCCTGACGACCAACTCGCTGTGGGGTACGAACTACACCACCGCCGCGGGTTCGGCAGGTCCGTCCGGCTCCGGTTGGTCCGCCACCGGATCGTGGGTCGGCTCCGACTCGACTAACCGCTACATTCAGAAGTCGATTCAGCAGGCCATGCGAATCGTCAGCCTGACCTCCGGCGGCGCGGTCAACCCGAACAACTTGATCATGGTCATCAGCCCGACCACGGCCAACACCATCTCGCAGGCTCCGGAGATCGCGGAGTATGTCAAGTTCCAAGCAGGTATCCAGTACCTGCAGGGTTCGGACACCTTCGCGAAGTGGGGCATCCCCCCGACCCTCTTCGGCCTTGCCGATGTCGTGGTCGAGGATGCCGTCAAGGTCACTTCGAAGAAGGGCGCGACGAGCGAGTCCCGGTCGTATGTCCTCGGCAACGGCGCGTACTTCGTTTCGCGCCCGGGTGGCCTCGTCGGAGTCGAAGGCGCGAACTCGTTCTCGACGCTGCAGATCTTCGCTTACGAGGACATGACGGTCGAGCAGTTCAACGACCCGATGAACCGCCGCATCGAAGGCCGCGTCATCGACAACAGCGTCCCGGCCATCGTGGCTCCTGTCGGCGGCTTCGCCATTCAGAATGTCACGGCTTGACATCCGTTGAGTCGGTAGCAGAGGGGCGGGGCCATGCCCCGCCCCTCTCTCTTTGGAGGAACCATGCCTTACGCGACCTACGCCGACCTTGAACACGCGCTCGACGCAACCATCATCGGACAGTTGTGCGGAGATGCCGGAGTCTCAATGCCCGGGCCTAACGCGGTAACCGATGCTGCGCTTGAGCGCGGCACAGGCTCCGTACGGTCCTACATCCGCGTGGGCGGGATCTACAGCGAGGATGAGATCACGGCCCTCGTTGCGGCTCACGATCCGCTTCTCGTCGGACTCGTCGTTGACCTCGCCACGGAGTTTCTTTTTCAACGCCGCGGGGCAAAGATGTCGCCCGCCATCGAACAGCGGATCAAGCAGGCATACTCGTATTGCGAAGGTCTGAGGGATGGCAAGATGCTGTTCGGAAGCACCGCGGCGAATGTGACCGCGGGAACCCCGATTGCAGTCGCCGTCCCGATCTCCAACCTTGCTTGGTACAACTCTGCAAGCAACTCGCAGTTCTTCCCGCCGCGCAGGGGAACGACCTACCCATGAGCGTTTGGCGCGACAAAGTCAAGACCGCTCTCCGCAATCCGCGCATCGTGCAGGGCATTGCCGCTCTCGCCGGGGCATGGATGGAGGAACACATCGACCGAAACTACGGTCGTGGTCCCGGAGGAGCAACGGTCAACCATGCGCCGCTCAAAACCGTCAGGGGCCGCTCATGGAGGAGCAGCAGACCCAAGGACGGGTCTGCCCTTGCCGTCCGCCGGACCGTCGTTGACAAGGACGGAAAGGCCCGGATTCGCACGGTTTACCTTGTCGAGCAGACCTCTTTCCGCGCAGGTGGTCAGCCTCTCGTTGACACGGGGAAGTTGGTCGGATCGCTCGGAGCCACGGGAAGTTCCACGGGGAACAAGATCCAACTGACGATGCACGGGAGGAAATACGGTCTGTATCAGGACCGCGGCTTCTCTACGAAGGGGCCGAACTACATCCCATTGACCATGAAGGGCCGCAGGCAACACGCGACCGGACGCAATCCCAACTCCGAAGGACTGACAAGGGGACGGGATTTCACGATGGCATGGAAAGGCGTGACTGTCCCGGCCCGACCGTTTATCCTGCCGACACGCGATGACCTGCGGAGGCTCGGCAAGGACATCTACCTCGGACTTCGCTCCATTCTGAAAGGCAAGTGACATGGCCGTAGCAATCTTCGTCCCCGGACCAACAAAGGTGCAGGTCAACACGACAGGCTCCTATGTCGATCTCGGATACTCCGACAACGACAACCTCCCCACGATCCAGTTGACTGACAATCATCATGAGATCAAGACGGTCCTTTCCGGCGCAGTCCCGGAAGAAATCGTCCTGACCGGAACCTCGGCGCGGCTGACGCTCGCGCTCGTCAAGTGGGATCAGACGGTGCTTGAGTTAGTTCTTGCGAAGCAGCGCGGCGCATCAAACGACTCCACCGTTGGTCGCGTTCTCGTTGCAAACGCATTTACCTTCGGCATCAAGATCGTCAGCGTCGGCGGTACGCAGGCGTACCAGTTCGACCGCTGCTTCCTACAGCCGGACGGAATGGGTGATTCGCAATGGGGAAACCGCGAGCGCGTCCTGACGCTCAACCTCATGGCGATCCCGAACGCGACCAACGACATCTACACCTACACTCCCTGACCATGATCGAACTCAACGACGACAACGACCCGCTTCTCTTCGCCGTCACGCTCCCCAACGGGCGACTAATCTGTCAGTACATGGAAGTCGTGGCGACCGTGCAGGCTCTTGCGCCGAACAACGGCGAACCCGGCATGGAGGTCATGGTCGAGGCAATCCGCACTTCATCGCGCACTCCCGATGTCGCTGCGGCAGCAAACGCCTCGCATCTGATCGCCGCATGGCATCGCATGACGAAGGCAATGGAGTCCGCGGGAAAAGTCTGAGGGCAACCGCCCGGTTCTTGTCCGTTTACGGGCGGTTGCCATCGGAGTTCGACGCGGAGACTGCGATGGGACTCATGGCGAACATCCCCTCCATTGAAGCCGCGGAAGCACTTACGCTTGCGCGTGGCATCGCAATCGCCTTCGGTGATTCAAAGATGCTCGCCGCGTCGATCTATCAGACCACGGGGAACGACCGACTCGCGCAACGCGTGGAGATCATGGCTTCCATGCAGAAAGGCATGAATGGCAAGTGTCTCTGAAATCCTGTACGCGATGAGGAACGACCTCGCTGATTGGATGTCGCAAAACGGTCTAGGCGATGCCGTCTACATCGTTGAAGCACCGATTGACGAGGTTGTCGGCCAATACGCGATTCAGATCGTCGCCGGACCCGACACCGCAGTTCATCCCAATAGCGGTGTTGGTCTGATCCGGACGACCATTGAAATCGTCGTGTGGTGGCGAGGCTTCTTCGACCCCATGCAGCGCGGAACGGAGCGTATCGCGGGACAACAGGGCATTCAGCAGTTCGTAGATGTCCTCCGCGAATACCTCGTCCAACGGACCTATGACGGCATGACCGTCCAGTTGGTGTTCCGGAACGGCGGGACGCTGCAAGCGGTCCCCGAACTTGAGGGATGGCTGACCCTCAAGGACACATGGGACTTCGCATACGAAATGACTTGGGAGGTCAAGAACTGACATGGAAGACCTCGGCCAAATCAACATCAACATCAACGAACGCGGCGGCGGCGGAGGAGGAGGATCTTCAAGCGGAGTCGTCGGCGGTGGTCCTCTCGCCCGCCCGAACAGCAACGCGATCATGAAGATCGACAAGGCGATCATTCATATCAATCAGGCGGTGATTCAGCAGATCTCGCAAGGATTCTCGCAGGGAATCAGCACCTCGCTCCGTCAACTGACGGGGCAGGTGTCGCGCACCGCAGCGAGCGGAGGATCGTCCTCTGCATCATCGCCTCCGCTGTCGATGTTTCAGCGATTCCTCGGTGGAGCAGCGCGAGTCGAGGGTGCATCAGCGATCAAGGGAGAGTTTGCTGCATTCCTCCGCGCTCCATCGGCAGGCGGTCTTGCGAGTCTCTTTAGCGCATCGTCATCGACGGGAACGGCCATCGCGGGACTCGGAGCCGCTGCGCTTCCTGTCGCCATCGCGCTCGGTGCGCTCCTTGTCGGGATCGTCGCTGCAATCACCGTGTACAAAATCCTCTCCGCTTCTGCGGAGCGTGTAGCGCGGAAGTTCCAAGAGATCACGCGATTCAGCGGCGCGATGATGTATGCGAGCGCGAACGAACGCCTCGCTCAGTTCCAACGGCAACTCGCAGATGCGACTCGCAACGGAGCCGCGTATGCGAGAGCGCAGTTGTTTGCGACAGCGGCGGCGGACGCTCAGGCCGAAACGATGCTCTACATCGACGGCGCGGCGGCGGAACTCGCCGTTGTGTTCAACCGGATGAGCCTCTTGTTTTGGAAGGCTCTCAAGCCGCTCGCTCAGTTCGTAGAGTTCCTTGCTAAAGCGGTCGATTGGGGAAATGTGCTTATCACCGCATTCGGGATGGCAGCCGGTCCCGGCGGCTCGGTTTTCATTCAGATCCTCAAGATGATCTATGTGCAAACCGCAGCAGTCGCAAAGAACACGACTCCACGCGGAGGAGCAGCGATCAACAACTGGTTCATGGGTGATGTACAGGCGATTACACGCAAAGCCTATTCGGGAATCTAAAAATGGCCGGAGCCTGCACACTCACCGTTACTCCATTCGGGACAGGCAAACCTTCTCGCGTCCTCAACCATGTAAACATCGAATCGCATTCGGCGGAACCGTGGTTGGCGGAGGATAACTCAATCACCTCGGGTGTCCGGATCAGCGTGGTTGGAACCTGCATGATGTCGGCGGAGGATTGGGCCGACATTCGCGTATCGCTCGGGAACAACTCGACGCGACTCGCATCCGCAACGATGACGCACCCGGTCGGCGGAGCCGCATTGATCTCGTTGTCGTCGGCAACGAGCAGCATCGGAGGTCCGTGGCTCAAACTGACGGCGAATCAGGTCATCGGAGCCGGAGTCGCAATCGTGCGGTTCGAACTGACCGACACGACTACGGTTTGCGACCTTCCGGCGGTCAGCCATGTATGGACTCAGCGAATGGCGGTAGATGCAGTCGGACGGCTGACTCGTCAGATCAATGGAACACTTCGCACGGTGCGGAACGCGACTTCCTCCGGCAGCACTCCTGCGATCAGGGGAAGCGCAGCATGGGATGCGACAAAGCCGTGGGCGGACCTTTTCCGCCGCGCCATCCTGCCTGATGTCCCCGGACCCGGTTGGAGGCGTGAGTCGCAGGAGTTCGCCTACGACACGATTGGGACCGCGCTCGTCTATCAGATCATGGACAAGCAGTACGCATACGACCTGCCGAACGGGGTCCGTATGGGCGACATGGAGTTCAACTACGAGCGCACGGCTGAGAACGCGGGAATCGGGATGTGCCGCATCGCAGTCGATCTTGAAGGCGATCAAAACCTGATGACGCTCCCGACCGCAGGAATCTCCGGAAACAGGAAACTGGTGCAGGCCGCGGTTGCGCTCTCCAAAGCGCGAATCAACGCAAACTTCCCGAACTTCATCATCACTCGGATGTCGGTTACGGAGCGGAACATCCTCTCCGGATTCAATATCCGTTTCGAACTCGACGCGCAGGTTTATCCGGGCCTCACCCCATCGGGAAAGACTTCGGTTCTCGCACCACTCGCGTTCATGATCGGGCAACGATTTCAGATCGCCCGGACAGAGACTCGGACGATGGACGCATACGGTTCGTTTACGAACCTCAATGCTACGGCTGAATGCGGTGAGCCGGGTACGCCGCAGTCGTACTACATGGTCCCTCACTACATCAACAACATCCTCTCGGGGATGGACTGCGATAATGCAACCGCGCAACTTCCATACGCGACTCTGACGACGATTACGAATGCGAACACATATGGGTCGATCACCATTGCGATCTGCGCCGACAACTACGGCATGGACGATGTCAACGGAGGTCTAACGGACGGCCTCCACGCAACCGAGCAGTCTCAGGAAGAGAATGCCGGGGGTGGCACTCAGATCGTCGCGCATTCGGTTTCGACTACGCGGGCGCGTTACGACTCCGGCATCGTGCGGATGTCCCCGATGTACACCGCAGGAGCCGATCTCGTCCTACAGACCCGCAAGCCGCTCGTCATTGTTTCGGAGCGCGTCGAGGTTTCCCGGGCTAACACCGCGCCGGACAAGGTCATTCGCCCAATGCCTGCGGGAGCCATCCTGCTGCGGGACGAGTGGAATGTCGCATTCGGAAAGTTTGACCCGCAAGGCAATCGCCTGTTTACGGGGGTCTACGACCGCACCTTCCAAATGTACGACAGCGGAGCCGGAGGAGCGGGATATGCGACGACCGCGACCGCTTACGCGGGCAATGTGCGGTCTTGGGCGGCTCCTAACGGAGTAATCCGACCGACCTTGTCCGCGCTCGGTACGACTGCTTCACAGGCTACAGGCAGCAGCGTGTTTACCGTTGATGCGGTCGCTTCGAATCAGTACACGGTCCCATCGGAGTCCTTCGTGACATGATCGAAGCCTATTTCACAACCTCGGGCGGAACGATCATCCCCGCCATCATGCCGGACGAGGAGATCATAGAACTCGCCACGATGGCGGGTTTTTCGCTTGAAGACCTGTTCAGCATCGACATCCCCGGAGGAGCGAGCAGGCACACGACGATCCGTGCAATCGTTTCTCAGTCGCAGATTGCGACCCTGTATGCAAGCAATGGCACATACGGGACAGCCTCATGCACCTTCTCATGGCGCGAATCTACGACTGCAACGGCGAAGTCGATTGCCGTCACGCTGCTGCCTCCGAAGCCTCTGTTCATGGTTCCGGGTCATGCGGGCATCTCGGTGGTCGAGGCAGTCGATGTTCGTTATTGGTGGAAGCGGACGATTACCAATGACGGCATCCTGAGTCAGCAGTTCGGACCTCTGATGTCGTCGGATGGAAGGTGGCAGACAGCCGGAGTTAGCCTTGGCACGACTCCTCTAACGGTGATTACTACCCTGCGTGGCAATCTTCTTGTCGGATCATTCTCTACGGCGGGGTTTACTCCTGATGCATCGCTGATAAACAGGATCGTAGATCATCGGTTTACGCCGGACATGAGCATCGCGATGGCGTTGGACATCGCCTTGTCGGCGTTCGGGTATGTGTTGGTATGGAACCCGGCGGTCGCGCAGACCTATTCGCTCGCGCAGATCAAGGACGACACGACGATCATCAACAGTTGGATGACGAGCAACTTGCGAGCGTACGCAGGCGGTCTTGAACCGACGAGCGACGACACGGCGTTTAGCGAGACACTTCTGACGGCGTGGAACAGCACGGCCAATACGCAGGTCAATCGGATGCCGGATCAACTCAGCATCTCGTTTCCGTATCGCACGGTCGAGGGGATGACTGAGTACAACAATGAATCGCCGGGCGTTCTGCCGAGCCGTCTGAAGTTTGCACAGCAGTCTGAGTTCTCTATTCAACAGGACTTCGTGACGGGACGAGCGCGAAAGATCAATGCCACCGCTTCGGTGTTGCGGGAACCTCGCCCTCTTGTGGCTCCGGCGAGTATTCCATTCGACCCCACTACCGGAACCGCCAACACTCTGAACTCTCCGACTCCTCCGGCATGGAACTGGACTGCGTTCCGAACCGCCGTTGGAGATGTGCTTGAGAACCGTTGTCAGATGTCGATTGGGCGCGTGGTGTGGATGGGATGGCCCGATCTTCCTGTCGGCGCATTCCGCGGAACGATGCTGAGGTATCACCTCGGCAAGCGCACCAACAAGTTCGTCAAGGACCGTGCGACCGAAGAGGAGGTCGTAACTGAAACTCAGTTGGTCCCGATCACGACCACGATCTGCGATGACGACGATTGGGTACTCGGATCGAATGGTGTCGCAGAACACCATCCGAATCAGGTCTTCATTGGCAAGGGTCTTGCTCATGCTCGGAGGCTGTCGAGCGGAGTAACGACGATTGATGTTGCTCCTCCGAACTGTCGCATCTTCCCCGCAATCATTACTGGTGCTTCCCGCATGGCCGCGAGCGGCAACGGATACTGGAAGTGGGTTTACACCTTCGCGGAGCGCGAGCCGAACCCGCTTGCAAATGACCCGCATTCGGTTTCCGCCGCACCGTTCGACCGGAACAGCACGGCCCGCAACATGATCGAAAATCCCAACATTTACCTCGGCGCGGGCAACGCGGGAAACCTGATCTCGCCCGGCGTGCTTCAGTCGCATTACCTGCCCAACGCAACCATCGACTGTCTCCCCATCTGCAACGGGGCCATCGTGATGATGTGCGAGCAATACCTGACGATCTACACCGAATCAGGAAGCCCTCCGTTTGGAGTCGAATACTGGTTTAGCGTCCCGAACGCCGTCAAAGTGACCTGTGTTGAATAAGGAACGACCATGACTCGTTGGAACCTCATCTTCGCTAAGAACCGGACCTATCAGCAGACGATTACGGTCGATGGAGTTGCCGACATCGCCACGGCTACGGGTTGGTTTATCGTGTGCGCTTTCCCGAACGAGGCTCCGTTCCTGACCGCATCGACGGCGAACGGGATGCTGACGGCGGGCGCAACGACGAATCAGAAAGTGATGACAGTCACCGCGGCGACTACCAATGCGTTTGAAACAGGCAACGGTCGATTCGACTTCTACATTGAGTGGGCGGGCGGAGTCCGACGACCGTATTACATCGGCGGGCAGGTGCAGGTGCTGCCGTATGCCGGAGAGGTCAGCCCATGACGACGATCAATGTGTCGAATCCCGCGGTTACGGTCAATGTGGCTAATACCGATGTGACCGTGACGGTGTCTGATTCCGCCGTAACCCTGACTGTGCAGCAGGGTCAGCCCGGTCCTCCGGGTCCGGCAGGCGGCGTGAACTCGGTTACAGGGACCGCGAATGAAGTCACGGTGTCACCGACGACCGGAGCGGTCGTTGTCGGTCTTCCCGACTCAATCGTCGTGCAGGAGGTCAATACCGATTGGATCGACTTCAGCAAGACCCCGATTACGACTGATGCTCAGGCGCGGACCTATTGGGATTCCACATACGAAACCCTGACGCTCGGACTTGATTCCAATGTCCAGTTGAAGATGGGACAGGGTCTATACAAGCGGGGTCGCAATCAGAGCGGCGTTACGATCAACAAGGGAGAGGTCGTCTTCATCTCGGGATCTCATGCGCTGACCGAAATCGGCATCAACCTTGCATCGGCTCTGTTCGAATCGACAAGCGCGAATACCATCGGAATGGCAGCAGAGTCAATCGCCGCCAACACGACCGGGTTTGTGCAGGTGTTCGGATACCTGACCGGGATAACCACGAACAACTCAAACTTCCCTGCAACCGAAGGCGAGCCGTTTTACCTTGCGACTACCGCCGGATCGACGACCCCCACGATCCCGACTCAGCCGTTGCACGGCGTTCGACTCGGGTTCCTTGCGAAACGCGCAGGTGCAGGTGCAGGCTCCGTGTTTATCTCGCCGCAGAACTATCAGGAACTTGAGGAACTGTCGGATGTCCTGATCGGGACGGCGAGCGGCGGAACCGCGCTTGCCGATGGCGATGTCCTGTCGTGGGTTGCCGCGCAGAGCGTGTGGCGAAACAAGGTTCCGAAGAGCGTGACGGTCAACCTGCAGGAGTTTTACGACGACACGCCGAACGGAGGCTCCGCTACCGGGACCGTGTGGACAAAGCCGACCGGAGCGATTTCCGTTCTTGTGCAGATGTGCGGCGGAGGCGCATCGGGCGTAAACGGGTCAACCAGTCTCCCCGGAGTGGGTGGCGGTGGAGGCGGTTATGTCGAAACGACATTCCGGGCGACTGATCTTCCTGCAACCGTCAACATCGTGATTGGCGCGGGTGGAACTTCCGGAAGCGGAACCGACACAGGCGGTACATCTCAGTTCGGGACTACCGACATCTTCGTGCAGATTCCGGGAGGACGCGGCAGTACCTCATCCAATGCCTACACCTCTCGGTTGGCGAATATGTGGGGGGCAGGCGGCAGTACCGGATTAGGGGGCCTTTATGGAGGTCAGGGACCGGGCGGTGGCGGCGCAGGAGGTAGCACGACAGTTGGTAATGCAGGCGGTCTTGCTCGTCGGCTTTCGTACATCGCAGGTAACACGCCGACGACAGGTGGCGGTGGAACAGGCGGAGCGACGAACGGAGGCGCGGGCGGAGATGGCATTATCCGCTCTCACGCGATTGGATTCGGTGATGGCGGCGGCGGCGGCGGGTCCGGCCTCACGCTTACGGGAGGCACGGGTGGTAAGGGCATCCGCGGCGGCGGCGGAGGAGGAGGAGGAATCGGATCAGCCTTCGGCGGAACCGCAGGTCGCGGCGGCAACGGTTACATCCGCGTTACCACAATCTGCTATGCGTAAGGAGCAGTCATGCAGACATTTGCAGTCGTTATCAACGGTGTCGTAGACAATGTGATTCAGTATGATGGCGGATGGAGCGAAATCCCTACGACTTGGGAGTTGATTCGGGTCAACCAGTTTGAAATCGTTCAACTAGGTTGTATCTATGATGCTGCTTCCACGCCTCGGTTTTACGCTCCGGAGACTTAGCCGTGACCGTAGAAACCCTTAGTACGATTATCGCGCCTATCGCCACTATCGTCGGCGCAACGGCATGGCTGCACTCAAGCCTCTCCGCCCTGCGTGAGCAGATCGCGGGAATGAGGCGGGACATCGACCACCTACAGTCGGAAGTCAATCGACTGCGGGACCAACAGAACGGAGTTCACCGATGAAGGCATCTTGGCGTACCACGGCGGCGGGCATTGGCGCGATTCTCGTTGCGCTCGGCAGCGCGGCAACCTCAGCGTTCGACAACGATCCGGCGACCGTAGCGGATTGGGGTTCGGTCGTTGCAGCAATGATCGCAGGCATTGGTCTGATCTTCGCCCGCGATGACAAGGTCAGCAGCGAAAAAGCCGGGGCTGTGTGAACGACGAATACGACACTTGGTTTGCGGACAACGCACCATGCTCGACAGAGTCATCGCGCAGATCATCCTCGCCCTTATGTCGTACCTTGAAAAACGGATGGAGCGTGGCTCTGTGGCGGTCGATGCTGATGTGGACCGTGATCGCCTTCGGCGTGGTGGTTCTCGCATTCGCGATTGGCTGCGGCAGCAGGGCGGTGTTCATTCCGGATCAAAGCCCGGTGAGACTCGGCCCGGGGATCAAGGGCCGGGTGTGGATGCTCGTTGACGGCACTTGGACCCTGTCGAACAACGCAATCGAACTGCCGGAAGGAATGTACATCGTCCCTCCGCGGTTCGTTGAGGAGAACGAGTGAGCGCGACGACCTATGCGACTTGTTGCTGTGGGGGAACAGGACTGTACTACGCGCTCAAGTGCGTGGACTTTTACAGCAACTACTGCTGCCTTCACTCCTGCGAACTCGCGCCCGCTCGCATCAATCTCTGCCCGGACTATCTCGCTTCCATTGGCGTTCCGGTCCCTCCGACTGTGGGGATGTGTTACATCATCGCGTACGACTGCTGCGCGTACTACCTCGCCGGATTTGAGGATGTCCCGTGTTGTCCGGCGGGTTCTCCGTATCCGTGCAATGTCGGCGTTCTCGTCGCAACCTACCCGTCGAACAACGAGCCGTGCTGCCGACCGTACAGCACCCCGAAACTGCCTCCCGGCGAGATGGGTCTGATCGCTTGCGATGATTGCGCTCCGCAGTTCGGCGGGTACATCATTGCGAACAACAACGACCCTTGCCATGAGTACATCGCGGACTGCTACGACCTCTGCGATCAGTACGGACTCGTCAAAGGCAAGGAACTGACGATCCGCTCGACGCTGTCCGTGTGCAACACCGTACTTGGCATCGCAATCGGGGAGCGATGCGATCACGGTCCTCCGGACACGCTATTCAAGGTAACGCGCAAGGCGGAGCAGCAGATGGGAACCTGCGTCGAGGATTGCCCGTCGTACAACGGAGTTCCGCTCGTTCCCTGCACTCCTCTGCCTACCCTGTGCAGCAACGAGAAGATGCAGTTTTGGTTTACCTATCAGAGTTGCGATCCGCTCGACTGCCCAAGTACGGTTGCGTTTGACTGTTGTGGCGGCTACAGCCCTTGCTTTACCGACCCGCTGATCTGCGATTCGCTCCTCGACCCGCGGACGACTTGCGAGATCAAGACCTGTTACGCGGTCGGAGACTGCGAAGGAGAGGATGATTGGTTCCACGACGAAGAGGTCATGACAATCGACATCCCGGACTGCGTGTTCATTGGACGCGGCATCGACCCGAACAACCAAGCGCAGTTGGAGAACTACATCCGGAACACATTCATCGTTATCTCTGATCGCAACACGACGACCTGTTGGGGCGACATCGCAACCATTCGCTTTGAAATCTGCGGACTCGACATCGACATCGTCAGCGGTCAGGCAACGACACTCGCGTACAAGATCAACTACAGGCTCGGCGCATTGATGCAGGCGACTGCGACCTCTCCGTGGGCTGACCACTATTGGTTTGGCACTCGTCAGCCGTGCATTCCATGCGTAGAAGGGCAGACCTGTACACGACCCGATTACCGTGAAGGCGACGACCTGTTGATCGGGACAATCGTCTACACGCCTGCAAACTTTACCGTGCGGGTTCAGATCGTCGGTCGTTCGAAGCGCAAGCACATCTGCGTGGCTCAGGGCATGAACAGCGAGTTCAACTGTCGTGGATTTGCGACCGACACCGCGACCGTGACTGCTGCCGTATCGGCCCGTGGACCGTATCCCTACACCCTGCATTGCCTGTCGCTCCCGGAGTTCGACTCCGGCCTGCGGTACGACATGGTCAATGTCGAGGAGCCGCAGACAACGACTGTTATCTGCACCGGGCTGAATACGACTCAGGTAGTCACGGCCTGTGAGGGAACGGCGGGGTATCCGCTCTACAACATCTATCAGACCATCGGGGGTGTTCAAACCCTGATTACTCGCGGATACCTCGACGGCCTGTGTGTGCAGATGCCCGCTCCGCGCCGGAACTGCCGCTGCTATCCTTTCCTGTACGAACCTTGTCCTTGCGAGGCAGAAACCTGCCCGCAGGCTTGCATCGGCGTGTTCCAAAACGCGGATGTGTTCTGCCAAGCGACTGCGAGCGGTATGCCGGAAATCACTTGGTGCGGGCAATGACCATGAAGGACATCGGCACTATCAGCGTTCGTCCGGGAGTCCAACTCCCCATCATCGACTGCAAGAAATGGCGGATCGTGCATGGCAATCCCGATTGCTCGGATTCCCATGACCTCTCCTCCTGCGAAACCTGCGAACACCGTGTTTCGCGGGACGGGAACCTGACTGATCCGCCCCTGTTCGGGGATTCGCCTCTACCGCGCCGCGCACCGCCGCCCCCACCCGCCACCCATCCCGAATCGACGGAGGCCGCAGACGGCAAATGGCGCGGCCTTGGCGATGTCGTGGCTTCGGCAACGAAAGCGGTCGGGATCTCGCCGTGCGGAGGATGCCGGAAGCGGCAGGAGTTGCTGAACAAGATCGTGCCGTTCAGCGGCGATGCACCCGAAAAATAAAACTCCCCCCGGCAGATCGGCTTGCCGGAGGGAGCAGGGGAAAAGATCTCGGTGAGGCCGCGCTAGGCGACAGGCCAAATATACGGCAGATTGTCGGGGACTGTCCACCCGAAAGTGCAGTAATACTGTGGATTCTTGCGGAGCAGGTTGCTGAGGAAGGTCTGCATCAGTCGAGTTCCACCGGGTGTCCGTTCATAAAGTACGGGATGTCGTGCGCGGACGGGTCTGCGCCGAGTTTGCTGCGCTTGTCGCCGCTCACGACGAACACGGGGATGCCGGAGTTGGCGACATCGACCATTGCGTCATAGAACTTGCCCTTGCGCCACGCTCCGGGGAAGTTTGGGTCTTCGTGGATGACGACCCCTCTGCCATCGGTGGTGGTGATGACGACCGCCTTGACCTTGGGCGGGGCGAACTCCTCCGGCATGGCTCCGCCCGCCCACAGGCAGACGAAGTCGCGGCAGGGCTTCCATCGGTTGTCGTAGGTCGAGCAGGAACAGCCGCCCGATCCGATGGAAATGTTCTCGCACCATTGGTTGCGCGGCTTTACCGTGCCGTCGTCGCGGGTGATGTCGAAGACTTTGCAGCACCAACCGCATCCGTTGCAGTCGCGCTTCTGAGAGAGAATCTGAAGTTCCATAGGTTCCTTCCTTGGGTAAGCGAGGGGGATGGGGCGGGTGTTCCCCACCCCCCTCTTGTGGTGGTCATTCGACCGTCCAACCGAAGAGGCTTGAGATGTCTTCGATGGTGTCCCAAGAGGTGACGGTTGAGTCGTGGAAATACTTGAGGTGGTCGAGTTGCTGAATCACCGACTGCTTGAACCGCTCGGTGACATCCATCTCGTTGACCGCGAACTTGCAGGCTTCGATGCGCTCGTCCGCGATGACGCGGTGCATCTCTCCCAGTTCCCCGACATACGCGGCCCACATGACCATGAATGG